AGAAAAAAGAAACTGTTTATAAAAAGTTGCAGGTGTTAGACGGATTAGAAAAAGAAATTGTGCAGCTTAGGTATATCGGTGGACTTGGCTGGGAAGATATATCAGAGCAGGTGCATCTATCAGTAAGACAAGCCAGGCGCATTCATGACAAAGCACTAGAAAAATTAAAAGATGTCCTTTAATGTCACATTGGTACTGTGGTATAGTGTAGGTGTGAAAAGAGATAACAGAATCATTTTCTTATAGAAACTCCTTTGATCAAGAGCCTCCAACCTATGGGGGCTTTTGTGGTTATTATCACTACGAAAGAGAGGTGAGTCATTTGTGGCGAAAGGGAAATATGAGCAGTGGCTAACCCCTGAACGATTAAAGCTTCTTGAGAAGTGGGCAAAGCAAGGACTAACCGATAGAGAGATTGCAGGGAAGATAGGCATCAATGTTAAGACACTCTATGACTGGAAAAACAAATATAGTAACTTTAGTAACGCTTTAAAAAAAGGCAAGGACTACTACGATGATGAAGTAGAAGATGCACTGTACAAATCAACGCAAGGTTACTATGTAGAAGAAGAAGTTACAGAGATATCGCAGTACGGTGATGGGAAGAAGCAGATTAAAAAAAAGACAGTCAAGCGATACATTCCACCGTCAACAACAGCAATAATATACTGGCTGCAGAACCGCCGAGGTGACCGCTGGAAAACAAGAGCATCGGAAGCACAAGAAAAACAAATAGAGATAAACCGCAAGAGGCTAGAGCTTGAAGAACAAAAGCAGGAGGATAACTGGTAGTGCCAGCATTAAATGAAAAGGTCAGAAAGTTTTATCACTCTAAGCAATGGCGAGATCTATCATACTTGCTAAGAATAGAAAGAGGACATTGCGAAAGGTGCGGACGGGTAGTTAACATTGAACAGCTACACGCACATCATAAGATAGAACTAACCGAAAGCAATGTTGATGATGCCAACATCTCATTGAACTCAGACGACATAGAAGTGTTATGTAACACATGTCATGATGAGGAACACAACAGGTTCGGCAGCAAGAAGCAGGAAGTATTCATTGTGTACGGAGCACCATGCAGCGGCAAGACAAGCTATGCACTAGAGCAGATGAAGAGGAACGACATCATAATAGACCTTGATCTAATATATGAATCAATAACAGGTAAGGATGGACATTATCACCCTGATGCATTAAGGTTCATAGCATTCAAGATAAGGGACACACTATATGACATAGTGAGAACAAGATACGGTTACTTTGATAATGCATACATAGTAGCAGGCTTGCCATACAGGGGAGAACGTCAGGCACTAGCTAACAGGCTGCAGGCAGAGCTAATACACATAGACACATCGGAAGCCGAGTGTATAGAGAGAGCAAAGGCAAGACCGATAAAGTATATAGACTTAATAAAAAATTATTTTAAGAACTTTGAAGAATAATCCCCCCGTTGATGAAAATTTACAGGGGATTGAAAAACCGTGGCATTCTTAGAGAAATTATCCGCAGTTAAATTTCGACTTTTCAAACGAGATAAAACGAGATAATTCGAGATTAAAGGAAAAGTAACGATGACAACCGACATTAAACAACAAGAAGCGAGAATCAAGACTTTAAATGATTATTATATGAGGTTATATCAACCACCAGATGAAGATTTAGAATCAGAAAAGGATTTTGAAAAAATGAAAGGGCTGATATTAAACCTTGCGAGATGTGAAGCAGGGCTTGAACTATTGCATGAAGCCTTGCAAGAAAGCGGCGGTGTGGTATTGAAACACCCGAAAAAAGCAGGGGTGTTCAAGGTAAATCCAATTAATGCTGAAATACTGAAACAGCGATCACAAATGAAAGACTTGCTGCAGATGCTTGAACGCCATCTTTCGACTTCGGCAGATTATGAAGAGGATGAGCTGAATGAGTTCTTGTAATTCTTATTTAGTTGAATATGCAAACAAAATATTAAGCGGTGAGATTCTAGCAAACCGATGGATAAAATTACAATACAGCTTGTTGCTTGATGATATTAAGAATGAAAGATTGATATTCGATGTAACGGAAGCACAAAAGAGGATCAAGTTCATAGAAACAAAATGCAAGCATACAAAATCACCGTTTGCAGGCAAGCCTGTTGTTTTGGAATTATGGGAAAAGGCAATAATTGAAGCCGCCTATGGATTTTATACGAAAGACGAAAACGGAGAAAAGATAAGGCATTATACGTATATGCTTTTATATATTCCGAGAAAAAATGGGAAGTCAACACTTGCTGCAGCGTTAGGGAATGCAGAGTTCTTTTGCGGAAACTGGGGAACAATTATATTCTGTGCAAGTAACGACTATGAACAGGCGGATATAGTTTTTCAAGAAATAGATGCAATGAGGGGCTTATCACCATCGCTTGAAAGAGTAACAAGAAGAAATCTAAGCGGCATATATTTTGGAAATAGAAATCAACGAAGAAAAACGGGCAAATTCTCAAAGCAAAACAAAGCCGAGATTCGGAAAATATCAGCAAGGAAAAAGGGCAAAGAGGGAAGAAACATAGACCTTGCGATAGTTGACGAATCACACGAAATGGAAGATGAAAGTTTAGTCGAACCGCTCATTCAATCAACATCGGCAAAAGATGAAAGCTTGATGATTGAAATCACATCAGAGGGAACGGTTGAAGATGGTCATCTTGATAGAAAACTTATAGAAGCAAAAGCAGTTTTGCAGGGTGAAAGGGAGCGAGGGCAATCGCTCTTTTTTATTTACACAATGGATAACGAAGAAGAAATATGGACTAATCTCGAAAGCTGGATAAAAGCAAATCCGAATCTTGGTGTAAGCAAGAAAATGAGATATTTAAAAAGAGAGGTTGACAAGGCACGAGAAAGCTCAATAAAAAGAAGTTGGACTCTTTGTAAAGATTTTAACCTAAAGCAATCAAACGCAGAAGCGTGGCTTGAACCGTCAACTATTCATAACGATAAAAGATTCAAGCTTGAAGATCTAAGAGGGAAAATGTATATCGGCGGTGTTGACTTAGCAGAAACAACCGACCTCTGTTCATTAACAATGCTTTTTAAGGTTGATGATGAATTTCTTGCACATCAACATTTCTGGATTCCTCAAAGCAAGCTAGAAATGCGAAATGACGAAAAGGCAGGAGCGAAGTATGAAGAATGGGCAATGGAAGGATGGATAACAATAGTCGATGATGTCGATATAGACACCGCAATAGTCGCTGATTATCAATATCAGATGTATCAGGAGTTGGGTATGCTGCCTTTCAAATGCGGATATGATAACAAGTTTGCAAAATCATATATCAAAAGACATAACGATTTATTCGGTGAGGGAATACTTGAAAATGTTCCGCAGGATGCAAAAGCGTTATCAAATCCAATGAAGAATACAGAGGAAAATTTAAGGCAGAAAAAAATCAATTATCAAAACAATCCGATAACGTATTGGTGTTTTAAGAACTGCAGTTTTAAGCAGGATAATTTAGGCAGGATCATGCCGAAGCGAATAAAAAGAGAAATGAAAATAGACGGTGTGGCATCGTATTTAGATGCTATTTTTATTTATCAAGGGAACAGGAACGACTTTTCAATGCTATAAGGAGAAAATATGAAATTTAGAGAGTGGATTGCTGACAAGCTTGGAATTTCACAAATAGAAAGCAGCAGCACATATCCCATTAACAGCCAGCCGATTATTCTTAAGGGCTTGAACGGGAACGATGTTTATATGTCAGATTTTGTGAATAACTGCATTGATAGAACAGCTTCAGAAATTTCAAAAATAAAAATAAAATCGGTAGTTGTTCAGAATGGCACAGCTATTGCAAATGATGATATTACAAGACTTTTCAGGTTTAAGCCTAACAAATATCAAACAACAAGTGATTTTCTATCAGCGATTGAATGGACTCGAAGGAAACACATGAACTGTTGGATATATCCGCAGTATGAGTGGAGAAAAACAACATCCGGGAACTGGGTTAAATGGTTCAAAGCGTTCTATGTTTTGAATCCTCAAAGCGTAGAAGTTGGAATCGGTGATAAGTATACCGAAATTAAAATGACGTTTGCAGACGGTTCAATATTCACTCTACCTGATAGCGAATTAATCAATATCAAGTGGCGTAGAGGAACAAATATGATGCTCGGCGGCAACGATTTTGGCAGACCTGACGATATGAACATGATCCACACGGTTGATGCCCTCCACAAAACGATTGAGGGGTTGCCGAAGTCTATTGAAGCAAGCTTGCAAATTAAAGGCGTATACTCCGCAAAGACCGCTGTTGATAGAAGCAAGCTTGATGCAATGCGAGATAACTTTGAAGAACACATTATGAAGTCCAAGACTGGAATTATAGCAACTGATTTAGTTGGTGACTTTACACCGGTAAAGATTGATTTTGCAAATGTTGATGGCGGTACGCTTAAATTCCTAAAAGAGAATATATGCGAAAGGTTTGGACTGTCGCTTGGAATGTTGTCAGGTGATTACACATCAGAGGAATATACAAGCTTTTATCAATCATGTATTGAAGATTTCATTAATCAATTTGAGCAAGCCTTTTCGGACTACTGTTTTACGGATAGAGAAAAGGACGTAGGGCATCAAGTCAGGTGCTATTTCATGCTATTGCAGAGGCTAACACCGCAAGATGGCATTAACCTTGCAACACTAGCAACTAACACAGGGCTTATGTATTTAGATGAGATAAGAACTGAATTATTCGGAATGGAACCGCTTCCTAATGGAGAGGGTCAAGAGAGAATGCAATCGCTTAACTTTATAAACACGGAAAATGCAACAAATTATCAGACAGGAGAGAAAAATGAGCAAACAGAAATTTGAAAGAAGAATGATTGAAATTCGTGCGGCATCAGAGCCTACCGAAGAAAAAATGATAATCGAGGGAACGGCAATAGTTTTTGACACGCCACAAACATACTCATATGGGGATGATGAGTATACAGAGGTTATTGCTCCTACAGCGTTGGATAATACAGACATGAGCGATGTACCAATGCGATACAACCATCATGATGAGTTCTTGATAATGGCGAGGACAAGAAATAAGAGCCTGGAACTAATTAAAACTGATAATGGCTTAGATATAAGAGCGGAGCTAATAGATACAAGTTCTAATAGAGATGTGTACAAGTCAATATCTTGCGAACTACTCGATAGAATGAGTTTTGCTTTTACGGTTAAGAGCGACATTTGGGAGTATGAAGAAGTTGACGGCAAGATGTACACGAAGCGGACTATCACAGACATTGACAAGCTATATGACGTAAGCGTTGTCGATGTTCCTTTTTATGATAGCACCTCAATATATGCGAGGAGTTTTGAATTGCTGGAGAGCGAGAAGAAAAACCGCTTGGATGAAGCGAGAGCATTTGAATTGAGAAAGAAGAAGTTACAGTTGCAAGCAAAATATGAAAGGAAATATTAAAAATGACACTAAAAGAATTACTAGAAATGAGAAAAAACAAAATAGCTGAAATTGCAGAGTGCAAAAGCGAGGAAGCACTTTCAGAAATTCAGCTCGAACTGAAGAAGCTTGACACACAGATTGAAGAAGCAAGAAAAGCTGAAGCGGCTGCACCTGAAGTTGTTGCTGCTGAAGAAAGAGCCTCTGCAGCACCTACAATTGTTGCAAAGAGCGTTGAAGCACAGGCTAAAGAAGAAAAAGGCATCGACCTTGACAAGCTTGCTGCTGAAATTAGAAGCGGTAAGGCTGTTTCTATTTCAGCTGAAGCACAGAGAGAAATTCAGAAAAGAGCAATCGCTTCATCTTCGACACAAAAACCTACAGCTTATAAAGGCACACTTGAACCTACTTTTAACGAGGTAGCACAGGCAGTTGATCTAGTCGCTCACGTTCCAATGTATGGGGCTGCAAAGTATGAGGTTGCTTTTGCTGTTGATACAGGCGATGCTGATTACACCGCTGAAGCAGGCGAGTATACAAATAGCGAGGGAACTTTCAACACTAACGATACAGTTGCAACAAAGATTACAAATTCAGCAGTAGTCAATGAAGAGGTAAGAGATCTTAACACGATTGATTATCTTCGGGCAGTTGTTGAGAATGTCAGAAAGTCAATAAGGAAGAAGATATCAAAGGATATAGTTGCTGGCAATGGAAAGACGAATCATCTTCTTGGAATTGCTAACGCTCCTACAAAGGTTATGCCAGCTAACTACAAGCTTGATGTTAAGGCGTTCGATAGAACAACTTTAAGAAAAATCGTAATGGCTTATGGCGGAGATGAGGATGTTACATCACCTCTAACATTATTCCTGAATAAGCAGACACTCAATGAGTTCTTGGATGTTGAACTGAAGAACGGAGACCCTGCATACAACGTATCATTTGCTGGTGCTGGCGGCATTATCTCTGAAGCAAAAGGCGGACTTGCTGTTCCATTCTCAATCAACAGCGGACTTAAGGCATTTTCAGCTGAAACTGCTGGCAATGTATTCGCTGTTTACGGAGACCCTCAGAAATATGAGCTTCCTGAATTCTCGGATATAACCGTTGTTCAGAACGATTATATTTACCAAAATAAAGGACAGATTGCATTCTTCGGTCATCAGATGGTCGGCGGAGTAGTAACAGCATATAAGGCATTCTTGCCGATTAAAAAGGTTACTGCATAAGAAAGAGGTGGAGTAGATGAAAAGTATAGTATCAGATATTGAAATGCGGCTTGGGATTGTCTACTCCACTCCCGAGCAAAGACAGATGATAGAAAGCATGATAAGGGCTGCTGTGTCAGTTCTTATTGATTCAGGCTGGAAAGCATCTGAATTTGATGCTGATGTTAGCGATAAAGCAATTGAAGCTATTGCTAAAATCGTTAAAAGAAGCATGAATACGGAAGCTGACAGTTCGGCAATAGATCCAATGCTTATATTCGATATCGGACAAAACAGAGGTTGAATATGGAATACGATACACCTATTAAAATTTATAAAATTGATGAGGACGAATATAAGCCCGGTGAGCTGAATGAAGTTTCATGGAGTGCCGTCAAGGAAGATGATGGCACTTCACTTTATTATTGCAAGTGGACTGGTACTTATGGGAGCGTTAAAGCAGCAGCTATGACACAGGGCGTGAATGAATCTGTATCAGTAAAAATGCCATACGCACCTAAGCTATATGAAGCATTAAGAAGTAGCAGGGCAGTTATTTCTAAGGGAGCAATGGATATTTTCAAAGATGGAGAACCTGACAGATTGAATCCCGATTGTTATGAACTTTTTTCAGGTGTTGAAAATCAGAATAACCGCTTAATGGTTTTTATGCTTAAACGATATGAGGGGAAATAATGTTTTCAAAAGACGGAGATTTACAATTAAAAAAAGCACTCGATGGTTCGATATATCCAGATGTCAAAACATACCATGCTGAACTTCCAAATGTTAAGAATATGCCGAAAGAGTTTTGTGTATATTCAGTAAGCTCAATGAGTAGTCAGGAATATTGCGATGATAGGCTGAAAGGCGGAAACGATAAAATCATTCTAAGATATTATCACGCAAAAGGAATGAAACTGTTGTCAGTTCGTAAACGTGAAATGCAAATATTAAATGCTTTACTTGATGCGGATTTTCAATGCCCGACTGGTGCTTTTGAACTGGGAGATATTGACGATATCGGCTATGAAGTTACAGGATATGAGCTTAATTTATTTTCATGGAGTTAAAAGATGAAATGTGATGTAAGTGGATTTAGTTTAGCCTTAAATGAGGTTCTTGACGATTACAAAGTAGAGATTAATGAGCAAACAGAAAAAGCCGTTGACAAGGCAGCAAAGCTTGTAAAAGCAAAGCTTGTACTTGCTTCACCGTCAGGAACTGGGTTCGGTGGTCATCTAAAAGATTCATGGAAAATAAAAAAAGGCAATGGAAGGCATTTTATAAAAAACTCGAAAAAAGTAAAGGGCAAAGGAAGTGCAAACATACCGCTTGTTAATATTCTTGAATATTCAACAAAACACGGTCATCCATTTGTCGATGAAACGCTTAGAAGTAGCGAGAATGAAGTTAAATCAATATTTGAACAAAGCATGAGGTAGAAATGGCAAAATTTAGATATGGGTTAAAAAATGTGCATTATTATCCTGCAACATGGAATCCTGAGGGGGAAAGGCTGACAATTGAAGATGGAATGCCTTGGAGCGGTGCAGTTACGCTAACTGCCAGCAAAAGCACAGACACGCCATTTTCTGATGATGGCGGTTGTGGAATTCTTGAGGTTATACCTAGTGAAGAATTAGAGCTTGAGATATTCACAATCCCTGAAGATTTTAAGACTAGATTTCTAGGAGAAGCAGTTGATGAAGATGGAAACATCATTGATGATTGCATTCAAAAGAAAAATCATTTTGCTTTAGCATTTGAAATTAAGCAAGACACCGAAACGAAAAGGTATTTGTATTTTTACTGTACAGCAGAAGAGGTGCAGTTTTCTACAAGCACTAAAAAGGCATCAATTGATATTGAACCTAACAAAATAAAAATTGCTGCAGCATGGCTTCCAAAGGTTGGCAGGAAAAAAGAAACAAGTTCGAAAACAAAGAAAGAAGCTTATGATACATGGTTCACAGCACCGAAAGTATCACGCTTAATATAAAAAAAGAAAGGATAAAACAATGAATAAAAACAAGGTTGAATTTGGAACATCTAACTTCCACATGGGGCTTTATACAGTTGATGCAAGTGGAAAAGCAAAGCTTGAAGTACCTATTCACGTTCCGGGAATGAGAGCACTTTCACTAGAAGCAGAATCTGAGGAATCTAAGTTTTTCGCTGATGATGTTGTCTACTATTCAGATTTTACGGATAACGGTTTTAAAGGAGACCTCAACATGGCACTATTCCCTGACGAGTTCAAAATAAAGTTCTTGAACTTTGCTGAACTTACAGACGGTGGGATTGCACAGGTAAAGGGTATGCCTGCGAAAAATGTATATTTTGCATTTGAGGGAAAAGGTGATAAGGAAAAAAGACGTCACATCTTCTTTAATGCTTCATTAGGTGCAATAAAACGAGAGCATAAGACCATTGAAGATGGAAAAGAAATTGAGGAAGAATCAATCGCAATTACAGTTGTTGGTGATAACGGAAGCGGAATAATGAAAATATCTTATTCTGAGGGTGATACGGGCTATGAAAAAGTCTTTACTGCACCAACAATTCCAGAGCTTAAAACACCAACCGTTTAAAATTAAAAGGGGGCAGTTATGGCAATTCAACAAGTTAAAATTAGTAAAGATTGCACATTGAAGCTTGATGCTTCAATAGGATGGTTAATTAAGTATAGGGAGCAGTTCGGACATGATATTTTACCCGACCTGCTTCCTTTAATTTCCGCAGGAATTGAACTTGCTGTGAATACTGGAAACAGCATCGGAACAAATGCTATAGATTTTAAAAAAGTATTAGAAGCAATTGATAAAGAAGCAATTCAAGATTTAATGATGAATGTTGCAATGCTTGAATCGACAACTGTTTTAAATATTATCTGGGCTTTAAATGCAAATTACTTAAAGAAGAACGGTCAGGAAGTTAAGCCGCTTGACGAATGGGCGGAACAGTTTGACAATTTTCCGCTTGATGTCATTTTACCGAAGGCGTTAAAGCTCATAGTTGAAAGCACGGTATCATCAAAAAACTTGAAACGCCTTCAAAGTCTAACAACAACAATGAAAAAGTCAGCACAGACAGAATCATTGTCGGGGCAATCTCAAGAGGGCTAGACTTTGACGGCGTTAAAGATATGAATTTGGGGCAGGTTGTTGATTTTTGCATTGAGTACAACAAAATTAATAGCACTGACGATGAAAGCAAAACTATCGTCAGACAAGCAACGCAAGAGGATTGGGATAGGCTAGGAGTATAGAATGGCTGTAAAAGGTATAACAATTGAAATAAGCGGAAATACAACAAAGTTAGAAACCGCCTTAAAAAATGTAAAAGCTCAAGGTAAGAATGTTGAATCTAGCCTAAGGAATGTAAACAAGGCACTTAAATTCAATCCAAACAACACAGAGCTTTTAACACAAAAACTAACTCTTCTAAAAGAGCGCATTCAAACAACGAAAGATAGGCTTGAAGCTTTCAAGGCAGCACAGAAAAGCATGGATGCAGATGGTGTCGATAAGACTTCCAAAGAGTATATGGAGGTTAGAAGAAATATCATTGAGTGTGAATCGAAGCTTAAAACTTTTAACGCTGAATTAAAGAGAACGCAAGCGGCAGTTTCTGTTGTTGGTCAGCTTGGAGCAAAATTTCAAGAAGCAGGGAAGAAGATACAAGGTGCAGGACGTAGTTTCGCACCTATTTCAAAGGCTGCTGCCGTAGTTTCCACAGGTTTGGGAGCGGTAGCTGTTAAAGCCGGTAGAGCTGCAGACGATATCAACACATTATCTAAAGTTTCAGGAATAAGCACTCAAGAGCTTCAGCTCTATGCTGCAAGTGCAGACCTTGTCGATGTATCTGTTGAAGATATGGCAAAAGCTCAAACAAAGCTTAAAAAGAATATGTATTCAGCATCGCAAGGAACGGGAGATGCAGCGAAAGCGTTTGAGCAGCTCGGTGTAAAAGTTGTAGGAAATGATGGACACTTAAGAAATCAAAATGAAGTATTCCAAGAAACTATAGCAAAACTCGGTTCAATGAAAAACGAAACCGAAAGAGATGCCCTTGCAATGCAAATTTTCGGTAAGACTGCAACAAACCTTAATCCAATGATTGAGGATATGGGAAAAACTTATAAGCTTGTTACCGAAACGATGAAAAAGAACAAAATTCATTTTGTCGATCAAGAAACACTTGATGAAGCGAATGCTTTCAATGACCAGATAGACACGATGAAATTTGTCGCAATAGCAGGATTCCAACAAGTAGGTTCGAAAATTGCATCTGCCTTGCTTCCAGTTATAACGAAAGTACAAGAAGCATTTGGTAAATTTATGGGATTTATCTCCAACCTTGACGGTAGAGTGTTAGCGGCATTTACAGTGATTGCAGGAGCAATTGCAACTATAGCACCAGCACTAATTATTACAGGCGGACTTGTAAATCAACTTGGGAAATCTTTCACTGCTTTATCTAACATTGCACCGGGTTTAGCTGGTGGACTTGGTAAAGTGTTCGGCTTCTTAAAAGCAAATCCAATTATTCTTGTTGTTGCAGCACTAGCAGCACTAGCTTTCATGATTAGTAAAACAGGAATGAGTGCGGAGGAATTATCAGGTAAAATAACTGGGTTTGTTAATAGTGCAGTTAATGTTATAAGCAAAATTATCTCGCAACTGCCTACAATTCTGAATGCAGTTATAAGCGGATTGACATCTATGCTTCCTGCAGTAGTCAATGGTGCGGTGACCTTGCTTATGGCAATAGTTCAAGCATTGCCACAGATAATACCGCCATTAGTTAATGCAGTTGTTCAGTTGGTCAATACACTTGCTGCTCAACTCCCGACATTGATACCACTTTTGTTAAATGCAGCAGTTATGCTGTTTATGGCGATAGTTCAGGCAATACCACAAATATTGCCATTATTAATAACCGCAATGGTTCAATTAATCAGCACGCTTGCTGGGCAACTCCCGACATTAATACCTGTTTTAATGAGTGCTTCAATAATGTTATTCATGGCGATTGTTAAGGCAATACCACAGATTATTGGCGCATTAATTCAAGCGTTGCCACAGATTCTGGCTGCCATAGTTCAGGGATTACAGCCGATCTTAGGAATCGTAGGTAATATATTCGGTGCTGTTAAGCAGTCAATTGCTAATGTATGGAATGCCATTAAGCAGCATATATCAGATGCAATAGAAAACATTAAGGGTGCTGTCTCAAGCAAGTTCAATGCAATAAAAACGGCAATAATAAGCCCTATACAAAACGCTGTTTCGGTGGTTAAGGGCTTGATAAATAAGATTAAGGGGGCATTCAACTTTAGCTGGAAATTGCCACATCTGAAACTCCCACACTTGAATATTACGGGGAAATTCAGCCTTACGCCGCCAAGCACTCCTCACTTTAGCCTTAAGTGGTACAAGGAAGGTGGTATCTTTGATAAGCCTACAATAGCAGGTATAGGAGAAGCAGGAAGCGAAGCAGTTTTACCAACTCACAAATTGGACAAGTTCTTATCTGATGCAGTTAACAGAGTCGGCGGTGAACAGAATGGTGAAATGCTTAATGTCCTTGTCAGAATACTTAACAAATTAGAAAATGCTGAAAAAGGCGAAACTATTATTAATCAGACAATTAATTTCCATAAGCCTTATGAAAGCCCGATTGATGTAGCAAGAGCATTAAAGAGGCAAGCGATAGAAACAGGAATGGCAGGTCAACTATGATATATGATGCAAAAATAAAAGCAGTTCGATCTGATGGCAGAATATTTAACTATCAGTCTGATGAATGGGAACTAAGAAAAATTGATGGACTAGACTTTTCGGAGATTGAAACCTCTAAACAGCCACGTGGCGTTGGCGAGGGAGATATTATAACGGGTCAAAGGAGAGCAGGGCGAGAGTTAACGATTGTTTCTCGTCCTCTTAATTTAGAAAATTTTAATCTGTTAAGAAGTCAGGCAATCGCATTTCATAATTCTAGGTATATATACAATGTATTCATTGATTATGTCGGGATAAAAAGAATAATGCGAGATTGCAGATTTACTGCAGGGAACCTGCCTACTGGAAATGTTTACAAAGGTAAAGATTTAACAGTTCAATTTTTATCACCTTATTCCGATTTATTTGCTGCCGATGAAGTAGGCATAAACTTTTCGGAAAAACAAGCATTGTGGAAATATCCGCATTCTTTCATTGAGGGTAAGCCGTTGATGTTTGCAACAGAAAAAGCAGTAAATGATAAAGTGATAAGTTATCAAGGATCATCAGCTACACAGCCAGTTATCAAGATAACAGCGTTAGGTTATGCGAAGAACATCAAAATAAAATTCGGTGATACAGTAATCAATATAAATACAGAGATTAGAGAGCGAGATGTTTTATTAATTGACTGCTCAAAATCTTATGCAACTATAAATAATGAAGTTCTGCCATTTGAAAATGTTGAATACTTTGACTTTAGGAATTTAAAAATTGACTTTGGCGATACATTGATTTCTGTAAATGCTGAGATTGGCGGTAATGCAATTAAGACAGAAGTTACATATGTGGGAAGATATGACGGTGTATAGATATGCTTATTTTTTATGACAAATACATGAATCAATTAAAAGAGAGTGACTTCATTGAAGCTTCTTGGAATAGAAAATTCAATCAAGCAGGCGATTTTATGCTGCACACAACTTCTGAAAATTGGAATCCTGAAATAAAATACATAAAAAACTCAGGAAGAAAAGAAACGGCAATTGTTCAAAAGGTAATAAAGGAACAAAAGACGGATGGGGAATTTATAACCGCATCAGGTTTTTTCTGTGAAAAGGTTCTTGATTGGGGCTGTAATTTCATATCAAAGTCAATAAGCACAAAATCAGAAACTGCAGCAAGAAACAAAATTAATGAGTATTTAGCCGAAACTTGCAACACTGCAGTGAAAAGCATAAGGCTTGACGAAGCACCAATTTTAAGCACGATAGATCAAACGATAGAAGTTGGAACACCGACAGGTCAATTCTTGTATGGGCTGTTTTTAGGTAATGAGCAATCATTTTGGTGCGAGCCTATCATCGGGAAAAATGAGAGCGAGCCGCTTATGTCAATAATCGTTCACCCTTATTTTGGAAAAGATAAAAGGGACAGCGTTTATTTTGGTGAGGGCTTCGGAAATGTTTCGTCTATTAGATATCATTTTGATGAATCAGGTGAGTATCCGTCTATTGGAATTATACAGGAAGTTCAGGCAGCGAGTGGATTTTCAAATATTCAGTCAATAAATACCAAAGATGGGGTTAAGTATTTCATAAAAGAAACAGTTACAGATGAAGCGAACAGACCAAAGGATTTAGGTGCTTGCTATCCACTAAAAGTAATTAGCGGTAACGTATCAGATATTGAAATGGTATCAGCTAATCAAGCAGCAATAAGGCGAGCGATGCGAGATCAAGCACACCTTGAAATGCTAAATCATTATAAAGTTGAAACAGTTGAAGCAGATGTCTTGCAAGAGACATTTTTTTATTTAAAAGATTATGACATTGGCGATATATGCACCATAATTTTCGATTCAGTTAAAAAGTCATTTTCCGCAAGAATAATAGAAATTCAAGAAGTGTTTAGAAAAAATCAAAGTGAAATAAAGCTTATTTTTGGCACTCCTAGAAAACAAAAGTATATGGCAATTTAGCGAGGTGATTAAATGAAAAGTATTCCATTTTTATCAAAAATTACAAGTGATGCTCCGAACGGAGACAGAGCAGTATCGGATAGTGATGTAAGAGATATTATCAAAACGATTTGGAGCAATGGCGTTACGCTTGTTAGTCATGACGGATCAGATTTACAAGTTGTAGCTAGTAACGGAATGTCGGTTAAGGTTTTAAGGGGTGGATGTGTCATTATTGGTGCTATAGGTTATCAGGACGAAGAAAGGATAATCAAAATATCCACATCCCATTCATCACTTAAAAGAATAGACCGTATTGTAGCAAGATTAGACTTATCAGAGCCTGTAAGATCAATTGAACTTTACTTGAAAGAGGGTACACCGTCAACAACACCAGTTGCACCTGATGTAGTAAAAGCATCTAACTATTGTGAAATTGCACTTGCTGATATAAGAGTTAATGCAGGGGCAACAGAAATTAATAATACTGATATTTTAGACCAAAGACAAAATCCTGAAGTTTGCGGTTTTGTACAGCCTGCTTTTCCAACTGATTTTGATTTATCAGCAATAACTGATAGATATACAGAGTTACTTGAAGCGGCATTAAGTAAAACTGTAGCAGGAGCACTCGAAAGCAAAATAAATGCAATAACAAATAATACCGTTCTAACAGGCAATACAAGTGTGAAAGACAAATTGATGGTAAAAAATATAGATTTCACGATGACTGATGCAGAGTACAACTACTTAATGCAGATGTTGGAGGGCTAAGCATGGCAATAACATTAGACAAACAAAATGATAAATATATCGCAAGTGGACTGAACTCGCTTGGTAGATACGTACAAGTTGAGCTATCAGGTAGCGAGATGATATCAAGAACTTTTCAAGCAGTAAGTAGCGAAAAATCAGCTTTTGAACTTGAAAAAGAAAAGGCGGAAAAAGACAAAGACACGCTACTTGCTGAGTGGTCAGCAGGAAAAACTGACGATGAATTAATCACAAGAAAGGACATGTTCACAAGACCTGCTTTAGGAATGCAAATTGTAAAAGGCACTATTTATAACTACCTTGGGGAGCTTTACAAGGCACTTGAGAACTTTACGTATGACTACCAATTAAGCCCGCATTTAGAGCCAGCTAAATGGCAAAAAATCGGGAAAAAGCAAGGCAACTACTCTGAACTCTTTGCAAAGGCAGTGTACTGGAACAGAGATGAGAGTTACGAAAAAGACACCTATGTTAAATGGTATGGGAAACTCTATAAGGCACTTGTCAAGGTTACCGATAACGAAGAACCAGGAACAGGTCGAAAGTGGGAACTAATTACGGAGGACTAAACTATGGAATTATTTGAACTACTAAAAAGGGCGATAAGTAAAATGCCAAATGGCTGGGGTGAAACTGTACAGATTGACCTCACAGGGGGTTGGACTGCACCAAGTGACGGACTGCTTTTAGTAAAAGTTTCTGCACAAAGCGATGTAGCGTACATAGGGCAAGAAAGCAATGAAAGATATATATGTATATTTGGTTATGGTGGAGCAAGCTCAACAAGTACAGGAGCCGCATATAAAGGTAAGAAGTACAGGATCACTTATAGGGGTCGAAATGTTACTGATATAGAGGTGTACTTTACACCATTTTCCTATAGGGGGGGGTACCTCTCTAGGCTAATAAAACGCTTGCAATCACTTACCTTCAAGGGGGTGATGGCATGAGGATTTATGACGTGCTTTTGAAGACAATTCAAAAAGTGAAAAATCCTATCACATATGGCGGCGATGTATATTGGGGCAACGGTACATGGGAATGCCCCTGCGATGGATTTATAAACATGGTTGTAAATAGCAAAAACTCAAGCACTTACCTTTTGGTATATATAACTGAAAATGACAAGCATATTTGCACTGTCACTGGAGCAGGGGCATCTAGTACAGCGACTGCTATGTTCCCAGTACAAAAAGGGAAGAAGTATAAAACTTCATATGCTATAAATTATGGTAATATATGCCAAGCCCTTTACTATAAAGTGGGGGGGGTAGTAAATAAACTAAAGAAAGCCTTGTGCTTCAAACCTTTTGAGGAGGTGGCAGCATGAGACTATATACTATACTTTTTAAAATGTTAACTAAAATAGATTTACTTTATAAATCAGGCAAGTCTAAACTGATGCCCCAGGTAAAATACAGCAAATATAGCTCGGGTAAAGTTATATACGAAGTTAAACTTGATACTAAGATATTATTTAACAAGCAAAGTGGAAATCTATTTTACTCAGATTTAACTATAGATATTCCAAGTGATATAACGCAACCAATAGAGCTAAAAACAGCCTACGGTCATTTTGATTATGGCAACGGCTTATGTGGGCTTGTATGTAGTGGAATGGGAGCCACTAGCGCTAAATTTTATTGCTGGTGCGCAACTAGAGAAACCTCGGGGCTAGATAAAAAAGGCGTTATATATATTGAGGGCAGATGGAAGTAACACTATGAGGAATATGGAAATAATATGGAACTAGAAAAAATTTTATCAAACTGGCTACCGATTTTTTTAAGCCTTTTGGCACTCGTAAAGATACTAAAGACATGGCTTAAGAAATTTGAAAAGAAAATCGAAGAAAATTATCAGGAAAAAGCAGACTATGAGAGTCTACTTAGAACTATAGGGAAAATGCAAAAAACACTAGACGGTAACTCGAAAGCACTAGATATAAATTCAGGTGGAACACTTGCGCTTTTACGTTTCAGACTCAAGGAAGAAATATCACTTGCAATAGCAAGAGGATACACAACCGTTCCTGAGTATGAAGTTATATCAGATATGTACAGTGCATATAAAAGCATGGGTGGAAATCATACAATCGGGCACATGTTCGAGGACTACCAAGAACTTGAAGTAAGGAAAGGGGAAAAGTAATGACTAAGAAACAAATTACATGGCTGGAGGCAGCAGGGATAAGAGCCCTTAAGACACTAGCACAAACAGCAATCGCAACAATCGGAACAACTGCACTACTTACAGATATTGACTGGAAAATTGTTTTGTCAGCATCAGCACTAGCGGCTATCTTGTCAATCCTAACATCAGTAGCAGGGCTTCCTGAAGTGGATAAGAAAGAGGTGGAATAAATGGCAGTATATGGCATAGATATAAGCACGTGGCAACCTAACTATCCATACTACAGGGCAAAACAAGCAGGAGTTGAGTTTGCTATCATAAGAGCAGGGTATGCTAGGACAAAGGACAACCAATTTGAAAATCACTATGCAAATTTTAAGGCACTAGGCATGGGCGTGGGTGCATACTGGTACTCATACGCTTATTCAGCAGAACAGGCAAGGCAGGAAGCACTGACTTTTCTTCAGGTGCTTTCAGGAAAGCAGTTTGACTATCCAGTATACCTAGACCTTGAGGATCCATCTCAAAGAGGACTGGGAAGAAGTGTACTTGACTCTATCGTGGAAGCGTTTTGCTCGACAGTAGAAAAAGCAGGGTACTATGTGGGAGTTTACACCAATGTCGATTGGTATAGAAATGTTGTATCGGGCAGTGCTTTAAACGCAAAATATGATTTTTGGATTGCTTCATGGGGCACAAAAAAGCCAGCAGGCATAAGCGCTGGCATGTGGCAGTTTGGTGGTAGTGTAAATCTTATAAAATCTCCGCAGATAGCAGGAGTAACCACTGACCAAAATTATGCTTATCTTGACTATCCATCTATCATAAAGAGTAAAGGACTTAACGGCTATGGCAAGGGTGCAGTAGCAACCAAGCCACAAACTACACCTATCAATCCTACTGTCAGCCACTCACCATCACTTCTAAAGGCAGGAGATACCGTACAGGTAGTAAATCCTGTAACTTATACAGGACAACCTTTCACAGCATACTACTCAACTTATAACGTCATCGAGGTCAAAGGCGATAGGGTAGTTATAGGAAGAGGCAGAGTAGTAACTGCTGCCGTGCATGCTGGGAACCTCACAAAGATTGGAGCACCTGTTTCTTCTAGTGGTCAGCTTAGAGTTGGCGATAAGGTAAAAGTCCTGCAGGGCATACAGTACAGCGGTCAGCCTTTTACTGTATACTACAGAGACTACGATGTTATTGAAATCAATGGCGCAAGAGTAGTCATAGGCAAGGGCAAAGTAGTAACTGCGGCAGTCAATATAAGAAATCTACAAAAACTATCATAAATCTCCTTTTTTCTCCCCTTAACAGGGGAGTTTTTTTATTGATGTTTTCTATTCGATAATATTTAAGCGGTTTTGAGGATAATAAAAATATTGAAAAAATTATAAATTTATTTAAAAAAAGTGTTGACACACCACGGATAATGTGGTAATATATAAACATAAGGAAGGAGGAAACAT